TGCAAATACTTATTTTAACCCTACAACTGGCTTTTCTGTTAATGATAATGTACATTTAAGTTATTACTCAAGAACAAATGTAAACACCACTCAAATTGAGATAGGTAGTGCAAATTTTGCTGTTGGTCCTTACTTAATGCTATGGATAAGGGATTCAAACAATAGTAGATTTGTTATGAACGTAACTGGTTCTTATACTACAGCATCAGACACAGATTCACGAGCATTCTATATTGGGAACAGAATAGGAGCATTAGAGAAAGGTTTTAGAAATAATACTAATGTAGTTTCAAGAACATTTAGTGCTGGTATAAGACCTAATGTTACTATATTTATATTAGCTGCTAATTATGGGAATGTACCAAATTATTATTCAACCAAAGAATGTGCTTTTTCTTCAATTGGTGACGGACTAACAGACACGGAAGCAGCTAACTTTTACACAGCAGTTCAAGCATATCAAACAACTTTAGGAAGACAAGTATAATGGAAGGACGAATAGTAACAAACGAAACAGCAGAACAATTACAAGGAGTATTTTTTGACTCAGATACATTCTTTAACTTTGTGCAAGATATCAATGAAGTATATTTCTTATTTTTGAGTAGCTCAGATGAAGTTGATATTGCACCAACTGAATACGCATATTTATTAGAAATTCCATTGAGTGAATACGTACCACCAATAACACCAACACCCCTAGACTAATGGCAGAAAAATCAGTAGTATTCTCACTTAAGGTCAACACTGGTAATAGTGTTAATGACATCCAAGCTATGGATGCAGCTGTTAATGAATTAAATCAAGATCTAAAAGCAACACAAGCAACAGCTTCTGATAATACTGGAATAGATAATTTTGACCAGAAAATCCAAGAACTAAATGCTAGAGTTGAAGCTGGTGGACTCACTATGAGAGAGTTGACTAGAACAATGAAGGAGTATCAGACTTTAGCATTGCAAGCTGGTGATAAGAGTCCAGTAGGTCAACAAGCAATTAGAAATGCTGCTGAATTAAAGGATCAGATTGGAGATTTAAAAGCTCAGACTACAGCTTTATCATCTGACTTTGTTGGACTTGATACTACATTACAAGGAATAGAGACTGGAGCTGCTGCATTTCAAGGTATACAATCTGCTGCTGCATTAGCTGGAGTTGAGAATGAGAAATTAGCAGAGACAATGGTTAAGCTTCAAGCTGTTCAGGGCCTTGTTAATTCTGTTAGTATTATTTCAAACAACTTGAATAAGGAGTCAATCTTAGGTCTACAGTTAAGAAATGGACTTGAAAAGGCTAAAGCATTTATATTAACAGGATCTATTGGTGCAACAGCTGGACTAGCAACAGCAGAAGGTGGATTAACTGTTGCAACTAATACAGCAACATTTGCAACAAAGGCATTTAGAGCAGCATTAATTGCTACTGGTATTGGAGCTATTATTGTTTTAATAGGAACTTTGATTGCTAATTTTGATACAGTAAGTAAGGTAGTAATTAAACTATCAGGTTATGTTGTTAAAGCTTACGACTACTTTGATAAATTAGGTGTTGGAGTTAAAGTTTTAATTGGAATATTCTTTCCATTTATAGGGGTTGTTTATGCTGCAATCAAAGCATTAGAATACTTCAATGTCATTGATAACAAAGCAGAACGTGATCAAAAAGCAAGACATGAAGCTCACATGAAGAGAGTAGATAAATCTCTTGCTAAACAAGCTGAACAACGTAAAGCTAGGGAGGATGCTTATAATGCTGAAGATAAATCATTAGGTAGACAAATTGCATTATTAGAAGCTCAAGGTAAAAGTTCAGATGCATTGGTAGAAAAGAGAATTCAAAATTCTATTGAATATCAAAAATCATTATTAAAAGAACTTGAATTAAATGAGAGAATATTAAAAGCTACCAATGCAATGGGAGTAAATGATGAGCTTATTGCAGAAACAAAGAAATCAATTCAAGAAACAACTGATGCTATTTTAGATGCTGAGAATCAATTGGATATTAACAAAGCTAACATTGATAAAAAAAGGTCTGATAATAATAAAAAAGCAAATGAAGATAGATTAAAAGAAGAACAAGACTATAATAAAAAGCTTACTGAATTCTTTGATGCAATTGAAGCTGAAAGACAGTCTAAGATTACAGATGCTAAGGAGAAAGAGTTACAAGCATTAGATAATAAGTATCAAGAATTATATGCAAAAGCAGATGCAGCCGGTCAAAGTGATAAAGAATTAATAGCTAAACAACAGTCAGAAATTGCAGAGATAAATGGCAAATATGCTAAGATTGAAAGTGATGCTGTATTGAATCAAAAAAATGAACTTAATAAATTAAGAAAAGCAGCTGAAGTAGAATATTTGAATCAGTTGGAAATAATAGCAGAAGAAAATAGACAGCGTTTATTTTCAGAGCAACAAAATGAAATCCAAGCTGTTAATGATAAATATTTTACTCTAGAAGAACAAGCCAAGGGAAATGCTGAACAACTAGCAATTATAGAAACTGCTAAACTAAATGAGATTAATGAAATCAATTTAGAGTATGGTAAGAAAAAAGTAGCTAATGACAAAGCTATTGCTGAAGAACAAAAGAAAATAGATGACGAAAGAGTTAAAAAAATAATCTCAAATATTGACAAAGTAATTGAGATAGCTAAAGCATTTAAAGAGACAATGAGTGCATTGAATGGATTGCTCAATGCTAATGATGAAGAAAGAATTAAGAAGTTAGAAGGTAATGAAGGTGCTCAGAATGAGATTAGAAAGAAAGCATTTAACAGAGAGAAAGCTCTTAAGATATCTGAAGTTATAATCTCAACTGCTAGTGCAATAAGTAAGTCAGTAGCAGCATCACCAGTTACATTTGGTCTACCATTCTCTGCATTCTCTGCTATTACAGGAGCAGCACAAATAGCAGCAATTTCTAAGACTAAGTTTAATTCAGGAGGAACTCCACCAACAGCACCACCACCACCAGGTGATACATCATTAGGAGCAACAGCATCAACATTCACAGCTAATACTAATACTCAACAAACTGATCTTAATAGTCAGAATGTTACAGCTACTAATTTACAGAATATGACTAAGGTAGCAGTATTGGAATATGATATCACTAATGTTCAGAACAAGGTAGCTGTCCAGGAGGTGAAGTCAAGCTTCTAATCCATTTTACTGTAGCTTTATTCCAGAAGTTATCCCCTGTTGAGAAACATCCATTGATAGATATAAATTCTTGAGCTTTATCAATTGACGCTACAGATACTTTTGAATTTACACCTTCTTTAGATGGTACCTGGTAAACATTGCAATAGATTGATTTAATGAAATGATTATCATTCTGCCAATTAATATTATCAAATAGATCAATTAACTTTTGACTATTCATTAGTACAGGTGTATGAGTCTCAAAATTATAAGCAGTAAAGTTGTTATGCTTAAGGAATTCAAGAGTATTACTTTGAGCTATCTTAGTATGTGGTGGATGTTCAGGATTAACAATCAATGGTCCATTATTAATTGCTACATGAGGCTGCCATGATTCACTTAAAAAGAAATCTTTATTCATATAAATAAAATCTCCTCCAATCTTCTTTGCAAAAGTTAAGATTCTATTGGTAACATCACATCCTCTGATGTTATTGTGTTGATTGCATGGTATATTATTGACTCCTTGTATTTCTTTACCTATGGTATATATCTTAGCATCAGGATATAGATGTCTAATAATTTCAATAGATTGAATAATCTCAAAGTCATAAGTGACCTTGCTATGGTATGGATATACAAAAATCATTTCGAACAAATATACATAATAATTATATGCTAAGAGAATTACCATTATATGATATTATAATAGATCTGGATGATCCAGAGACTACAGTGTCATTCAATAGCCTTGTAGCTAATCCAGCTCATGAGAAATCATTTGAGACATTCTCACAAAAGATTGCTTATCAATTCAATGATGAGGAGCAAGTAATAACAGGTGTAGCTATTTCTGCTAATACTCCAATTTTTAGAAGAGATCCAAGTACAGGAGAAGAGTATTATGTAAATTTCTCCCCAGCATCAATTAAGGATATAGTATTTGATTATGCTAGAAGAGAAAACTTTAACAATGTTAATCTTGAGCATAATAGTAAGAGAGTAGTAGATGGTATCTATATGATTATGTCTTATATCATTGATGAGAAAAAAGGATTCACAGCTCCTGAAAGGTTTAAAGATGAGAAAGATGGATCATGGTTAGTATCTTATAAGCTTACTAATAAAGATATATATGATGCTGCTAAAGCTGGTATGTTTACAGGATTCTCAATTGAAGGTGTATTCCAATTACTTGAGACTGGAAAAGGATGGGAACATGAATTCAAAGCAATCTATCAAGAGTTAAAGCAAGTACAGGAATACATAACATTTTACAATGACTATCCTGAAGCTGTAACTAACAATGCAAAGAAAGGAATTGAGCTCAATCAGAAGTATGGAAATAAATGTGCCACAAGGGTTGGTAGATTAAGAGCAACAACTTTAGCTAATAGACAGACTGTCTCAGTTGCTGTTATAAAAAGAATGTATTCTTATCTATCAAGAGCTGAGGAGTATTATAATCCAAGTGATGAATCTGCATGTGGGACTATCTCTTATTTATTATGGGGTGGACCAGCAGCTAAACAATGGACACAAAGTAAACTAAAAGAATTAGGAATTTCCGAACAATAAAATATAATAGAATATGAATAAAGAACTAACTACCATTAAGGAATTGATTGCTGAAATGAAAGCACAATTCTCTAAGTCAGTTGACAAATTTGATACAGCAGTTTTAGCTGATGGTGTAACAACTATTGAGTATGATGCTCTTGAAGTTGGTATGCCAGTTTTTGTTGTTGCAGATGGCGAAAGAATACCAGCTCCTGAAGGAACTCATTCATTGAGTGGAGAACTTGCTGGTGTATCTATTGTTGTTGATGCAGAAGCTATCATAACTGAGGTTATTGATGAAAGACAAAATGAAGGAGATGGAGAAGTTGTTGTTGAAGAAACAACAGCAGAATCCATGAGTGCTGATCAAGTTGAATCAATTGTAAATGCAAAGCTTGAGTCATTCTCCAAAGCTGTCGAAGGATTGGCAGAAATGACTAAGACTATTGTAGAAACAAATAATACTCTTATCAATGAGTTAAGTAATTTGAAAAGTGAATTCGAGGCTTTCAAAGCTAAACCATCTGTAGAGACAAAAGAAGCTGAAAAATTCAGCAAGGTTGGCAACCTAACAGCTAGACAATTATTCTTAAAAAATTCTAAAATCTAATAAAAATGTCGTTAAAAAAATATTTAAGCACAAAATTTAACTGGGATGTATCTGGTTTAGCAGCTTATGTTGATGAGCAAAGAGAAGACTTAATTGTAAAGTCAGTAACTGAAGCTAGAACATTGCAGTATGTATCAATTCAACAAGGGATTAAAGGATCTCAAGAATTGAAATTAATGGATGATTCAATCATTTACCAAGATGGTGACTGTACAATGAGTCCTAATGGTGACACTGTGTTCACTGATAGAGCAATTGCAGTTGAGACTTTAGGTTATATGAAATCTTTCTGTCAAAAAGACTTAGATGGTTTCTGGACACAGTTAGGTCTTAGACCAGGTGCAATGGCTGAAGATAAAACTCTTCCATTTGAAGCACAAATCATCAGCTACTTATTGCAATTGCATTCATTTGAATTAGATAAATTAATCTGGAAAGGTAACAAAGCTACTGGATCAGGTAACTTATCTAAAATGAATGGATTCCGTCAATTCTTAACAGTTGCAAATGGTTGTGTGAATTTGAATTCATCTTCAACAGCAACAATCTCTGCTACAAATGCATTTGATGTGTTCTATGAGTGTTTCGTTAATACTCCAGCAAATGTTGCTGAGGCTGGTGATTTTATCTGTTTTACAGGTCGTGAGAACTTTAACTTCTTAACTAAGAATTTAGTTGATGATAACTTATTCCACTACAATCCAGCTAACATTGGTGACTTGAATGAGTTGATCCTTCCAGGAACAAACATGAGAATTGTTAAAGTTAATGGATTGAATGGATTAGATAACATCTATACTGGTAGAGCTTCTCAATTTGTATTTGGAACTGACTTAAGCTCTGACTTTGAGAACTTTGATTTATGGTATTCTCAAGATGATGATGTAATCTACTTAAGATCTAAATTTAGAGCTGGTGTACAAGTACCTTTCTTGAGCCAAATCGGAGTTTGGAATGGAACATCTTCTCCTAACTAAGAAAAATAATGGGAGGGGGTGACTCCTCCCTATTTAATAACATTAAAAAAATAAAAAGCAATGAGCTGTAATATGACACAGGGATATAATGACAGAACTTGTACCAACGGTAAAGGTGGTATAAAATCTGTTTTGATATTTCCATTAGAGAATGTAACTGCCTCTACAATTGTAGACAATGAAGTGACTGCTTTGACTGTAACAGGTGAAGTATTTTTGTATAAGTTAAAATCTAACTTATCAAGTTATACTGCACCAATCAGAGTGAATAAAGGAAATGGAACTCTTTGGTATGAACAAAATTTG